TATTACTTGGTGGTAAATCCTCAAACACTTTTGGTTCTTGTACAAGAGGTCATGGTGGCACTACAGCCGCAGAACATTCGCACGGTGCAATAATTAGATTAGCTATAGGTAATGCGGTAGCTTCTGATGATTTTGTAACTCTTATAAATGATGGTAGTCATATGCTTGTTGGAGCTACTACTGTTACTGTTGACGCAACAGCTTCGTTTGCTGACACAGGATATTTAAAAATAGAAAATGAAATTGTACAATACACAGCTAAAACCTCAACAGTATTCGGTACTGGAAGTGCTAATTTAGCAAGAGGTTTAGCAGGAACTTCAGCCGCACAACACAATGATAATGTTGCTGTTTTTGAGGCTAGTGGAGGTTGGGGTATGTTTTCTGATACAACTATTCCAGGAGAACAATTAAGGATTTGGTCAGTTGACAATTTTGGTGAAGATCTTATACTTAACGTTCGTGATGGGGACATTTATTATTGGGACGCAACTAAAGGCACTTCTTACAGAGCTGAAAAATTAAGCGATTTACCTAGCTCAAATAAAGCTCCTACTATATCACGTTTTGTAGTTACTTCGGATATTGACAGGCATATTTTGTTTTTTGGTTGTGATTCAGAAGCTTCAACAGGTGTTCAAGACCCATTGTTAATTCGGTTTGGTAGCCAAGAAAGTGTTACAGAGTTTCAAACAAAAGCAACAAATACCGCAGGTGAATTGCGTATTGGTACAGGTAGTGAGATTGTTGCAGTACAACAAACTAAACAACAGATACTTATTTGGACAGACATATCACTACATACTGTTCAATATGTTGGTCCTCCTTACACTTTTGGATTACAAGAAATATCTAGAAGTATTACAATTATTGGTCCTAATGCGGCTACGGCTGTTAATGATATTGTGTTTTGGATGGGAAAAAGAGAGTTTTATTCTTACTCAGGGCAGGTACAAAAGTTACCTTGTACTGTAAAAGATTTTATTTTTAGCGATTTTAATTATGACCAAGAAGAAAAAGTTTATGCAGGAAACAACTCTTCTCATGGAGAAGTGTGGTGGTTTTATTGTTCTGCTTCTAGCACTACTAATAATAAATATGTTGTTTTTAATTACGAACAAAACGTCTGGTACTATGGCAATATAGCAAGAACAGCTTGGATAGACAGAGGCACAAGCACTTATCCTATAGCGGCAGGAACAGATAATTATTTATACTACCATGAAAACGGACATGATGATGGTAGCACTTCTCCTAATACAGCTTTGGCCGCACATATTGAATCTAGTCAAATAGATATAGGCGATGGCGAACAGTTCTTGTTTGCAAGACGTGTGATACCTGACATTACATTCAGGGATTCAACTTCTAGTACTCCTACAGCTACGTTTACAATTAAGGCAAGAGATTTTCCAGGAGCAACTTATGCAAATACAAGTTCAGGCGACACTGAACAATCGGCCTCTTCACCCATTGAGTTATTTACAAACCAAATACATACTCGTATAAGGGGTAGAAGTTTTGCTGTACGAGTAGAATCTAGTAACGCTGGAACAAGTTGGCGGTTGGGTACACCCCGAGTTGACTTAAGACCAGATGGGAGACGCTAATGTCTATTAACATTACAGGCACTCTTGGAATGTACCTCTCTAGGGGGTTGAACGCTAAAAAGAAATTAAACTCTGTTGACCCTATCGTTTTGTACACCGCACCTAGCGAAGCTACTTTTAATTTTTCTGTAATTAACTCTATATTAGTTTCTGAAGTTTCTAATAATGCGGATACTATATCTGTTACAATTACAGATACGGCTGATACTCCTGTCGTATTTAATGTTTTTGATGTAAAAGCTATCTCTGCACATACAACAGTAGAACTTCTTACTAATGATTTAATTCTACAAAGTGGCGAAATACTTAAAGTTGAAGCCGCTACAGCAGATAGATTAGAAGTTACAGCTAGCGTACTTGAATATGCACAATGGAGATAAACCTTGCGGAAACAAAATATAATGATTAATATGGCAGGAGCAATATACAGGACTTTGCTAACCCTGCTATCTGTAAAGAATAGTGAGGAATGATGTCAGGTATAGCCGCTTCTCCATTTGAGGTTCAAACAAGACCAGATATAATGAATGGTGGTATTCATTCATACCAACAAGCCGCTGATATACTTGCGGATATGGGTAGGTATGGCGATACCTATATTGTTCATGCGGCAGAGGGCGAAACAGTTATCCCACTGGAGGTGTTAGAAGCTAACCCTCGTATGAAGAAAATGATCTTCAAACAGATGGAAGAAATGGGCTTAGACCCACAACGGTATATAGTTGGTAGCGAACTCAATAGTATAAACCCTGCTACTGGACAACCTGAATTCTTTTTAAAGAAACTATTTAAGGGTCTTAAAAAGATTGTTAAAAAGGTTGCTCCTATTATTTTACCGATCGTAGCTCCTTATTTATTGCCTACAATGCCAATGTGGGCGGCCGCTGGATTAGGTAGTTTTACAGGAAACCTTATTGGTGGTGCAAAACCAAAAGACGCATTAAAGAGTGCTTTATTTTCAGCCGCTACTGGTGCGATAGGAGCAAAGATGGGTGGCGGTTCATTTGGTGGTACATATAAAGATATGTATGGTGGTGGGCTTAGTTTAACAGGAGGTCCAGAAGGAAGTCCTATAATGGGTGCAGGAAGAGCAGGTGAAGTTGCTTCTAACGTGTCTGATGGTACTAAAAATTTCTTTAATAAATATATATACGATCCCGCACCAAATGTGTTAAAAGATGGAAAAATAGTGGGACAAGGTACACTTGAAAGTTATTTAAGTCCTAGTCGTGTAATGTTAGATTCAGCAGGTAATCAATTACCTGTTGATAAAATTAGTGCTTTTAAAAAATATGCACCAATGGTAGGAGCAGGATTGGGTGCTGTAGGTGTTATTGATGCACTTTCTGCAGACAAAGATGAAGAGCCAAAAAAATTACCTACAGGCATGGAACTAATCAGAAAAGATATTGATGATGGTACGTTCCAATACGCTTTTGACCCTTACAAATTTTATGGTGGTAGTAAGTATTATCCTATGGATACGTTTAAACCTTATTATGAACAAGAAAGTTATAACAGTCAAACACCGTTACCCATTGCGGTCGCAGGAGGTGGTCCAATAAATGGTCCTGGAACATCAACAAGTGATTCTATTCCTGCTATGCTTAGTGATGGTGAATTTGTAATGAATGCTAAAGCTGTACGAGGAGCAGGTGGGGGTGATAGAAAAGCAGGAGCACAAAGAATGTATGCTATGATGAATAAGTTTGAAAGGATGGCTGGATAATGGCAACCGAAACCCAAGTTCAATATACTCGCGAGGCTCCAGAAATTGAAGCCTACAAAATTGGTTTATTAGAACAAGCTAAAAACTTAGTTTCAGCTCCACCACAAGGGGGTCTTCCACAATACAATATTGCAGGAATGACATCTCAAGGACAACAAGCATTAGATGCGGCTTCTGCAGGATTAGGTAATTATATGCCTTATCTAAACACAGGCTTTAATACTATGGGGAATGCCGCTAATGCTTTTGGTGCAGGACTTGGATTTTTGGGTCAAGGTGCAGGAGCAGTTACCCCTGAAATGATACAAGCTAATATGAACCCTTACCAAGATGCGGTACAAGGCGAAATTAATAGAGCATACGATATGCAGTTAAACCAAGCGGCAGGGCAGTCAGTTGGGTCTGGTGCATTTGGTGGTAGCCGAGCCGCAGTAGTTGGCTCTGAGGTCGACCGCAACCGTGCCTCTGCTTTGGCAAAATCACAGGCAGATAACTTTTTACAGGCACAAAAAGCCGCTCAGAACCAGTTAGCACGTTCCCTACAGGCAGGTCAGGGCATGGGTGCGTTAGCTTCAGGAATTGGCCAACTTGGTAGTGCTCAGGCTGGAATAGGTGCATTGGGTAGCGAATTAGGTATGAAGCAAATCGGACAACTGTCAGGTCTTGCAGAACAAGACAGGTTGCGTCAACAACAACAGCTTGAAGCTGATAGAATGAATATTAGTCAAGATATATTTGAGCCATATAAACGTTTAGCTTTCTTGAGTGATATTTATCAAGGAGCTCCAAGCACAACACAAGCTATGACTCGTTCTTACTCTCCTGATCCTGGATTTATGAATCAATTACTTGGTGCAGGTATTGGAGCGGCGAGTGCGTATGGAATGTATAATAGGGCTTTTGGTTAATGATGGATCCAGTATTACAAAGAGCAATGTTTGCTCAACAAGCGGCTCAGTCACAACCTCAACAAATGGCTATGCCACAACAGCCAATTCAACCTGATCCTGGAACAGGAATAACTCAAGGTTTAACTAATGTTGCTGAAACAATGGATGAGGTTAACCAAGCTATTGATATGGCTGATGACCATGTTGGAATTATGAATGCGTTGCGTGGTGATGATATGTCTGTTGAAGAACGCAGAACAGAGCTTGCAAGTTATGTTGGTAGTAAGGACGCTAAGAAAACACCAGAGTCTGTGTTAACATTATTGCAACCAACTTTCACAATATTGGATATAGCCGAAAAAGGTGAACAAGGTGGTCAAGCCGAACAAGGTGGATTGGGCATGGCTATGGGAACTCCAAACACTTCTCCTGCAAGCCAACAACAAGCTATGGATCGTATGGCTATGGGCGAAGAACCTATACGAGCGTATGATGGTACAGATGTTAATTTGAGAGGACCAAACTACCCAAGCAGTTTAGCTAGTTCTTTTTTAGATAAACGTAATAATTCATCTTTAAGAAAGGGACAAGACAGACTTTCTTTGTTTCGATCACTTTCTGGAGAGGCGGGAATAGGTGCTCCTTCTTATGAAGATTTTTTAGCAAGACGAACAGGAATCATAGATAAAGCTGATTATGATACTTCAGATGCTTATGCAATGAATCCCTATATTGCAGGACTACAACTTGCGGCCGCTGTTGCTAATGCTCCTAAAGGTCAATTAATTAGTTCTGTATTAAACCCAGAGTCTATACAGCAAATAACCGACCCTATACAAGAAATGGCTAAAGCAAAAGCACAAAGTGGTTTAGATTATAAGCAAGCTATGAACCAAGCTGAATTAAGTGCATTAACAGCTTATGAAGGTGCTAGGGAAAAACAAGATGCTTTTAGAAGAGAGTTATTATCAAAAACAATAGAAAGTTTACAACTCGATCCTAGTTATGAAACTTTTGAAAAAGATGGGATACAATATTTTATAGATAAAAATAATATAGAAGCAGGAGCACAAAGAATAGATGGCTTACCTGCTGGTAAAGATTTACAAACTATGAATCTAGGCGATGGGCAATTTGTTATAGTTGACGGTAATACTGGCAAGTATGAAATTTTAGGTGATAGCACTAAAGCCGATTTTGAATTACGAACTGTTAGTGGTGTAGGGTTAGTTAAAATTGATAAAGACGGTGAGAGTAGTATTATAGCCGCTGAAAAACCTGGATTTAGTACTTTTGGTAATGCTGACACAGGATTTTATAAGTTTAATAAAAACACAGGTGAATCAGAATTTATTCCAGGAACACAAAAAGCTGAGGAAGAACCAGAAAAAATACAAATGATCAATAACTTGATGGAAGCACAATCAATTTTAAGAAACGAGAATATAAGTTCTTTTGAAAGACAGGAGAATTTAGATAAAGTTGAACTATACCGTGAACAACTTGGTATGAATAAAGATGGTGAGTTTGAAAGGTTATTAAAAACTAAAACAGAAGACGTATACAATAAAGAATTTTTAAGAGCTAGCTCAAGGATGTCTGAAGAAAGAGCTAAAGAGTATGCAAGAAACCAAGCTAACGTATACAAAGCTGAAGTAATAAATGATTATATAGATAAGAAAACTACTACTTCACCTGCTTTTGACCAGTACGCTTCTACGAATGCGGCTTTTGCTCCGTTACTTGCTGGACTTTCAAAATCAGCAGATGATGCAGTAGCCTCTGCTACCGATTTATCTAATCTTGCTGGAAGTATATACTCAGCGTCAACAACAACCGACATTGAAACAGGTAAGTTTGGTGGACTTAGACTAGAAACAATGAAAGCATTCAAGGCTATACTACCTTCACTTCAAGAAAAAGCTAAAACCAGTCCCGCTATGCAAAAATTTGTAGACTTCTTGGGTAATGATCAAGATATTCTAGCTTTAGAATTTATTGACAAGCAAGGAGCTAATTTTGCCGTAGCATTGGCAGATGCTTTCCCAGGAAACTTGAACCAATCTGAGATTGACCTTATTGAAAAAGCTGGACCAAGTATTTTCACAAGCAAAAAAGGTTTACAAGTTTTAGCTAAAATATACGAAGATAAGTTAGATAGAGCACTCAGAAGAAAACAAGTTATCTTAGATTATCAAGAATCATCAGAAGGTAGTGATTTTTCAAGACCTGTTGAGCAAAGATATACTGAGCTAGATAAGAAACTTTATGAGTTTGACAAAGAAGAAAAAACAAAATTTGTTGAGTTTTCTGAAAAAGTCTTAATAGAAATAGGAGAAAGTGAAAACATTATAAAGGACACACAACCAGAAGTTCCATTTAAAGTTGTTTTGTCAGACGGTTCGGAAGTTCCGAGCCAGACATTAACATTACCAATAATATCAGCTATAAATCTTATGAACGAATCTAAAACAGATAGAGATTTTGCTTTAAAATTACTAGAA